TCTCCTCGGCCTACACCTTGATCGGGTTCGCCGAGGTGGTCGTCCAATTCAACGGCGTGCTCCCGGGTGATCAGTTCATCCTCAACGGTGTCCAGTTCGACGCGATCGGCGTCCCGGCGGGACCACCCCCTCCGGGTGGTCCGGTGCAATTTGACGTGTCCGGTGGTGATGCGGCGGCGGTGAGCGGCCCCACGGGCCTCCTTGCCCAGCTCGCTTTGTTCCTCGGTTTGTGGCCCGGTGGCCCCCCCGACGACATCACGGGGGTTCCGGCCGCGCCCAACGAGGCGGTGTTGAACCCGTTGATCACCGCCGGCCTCGCCGGTGAGTTCGCGATCACGACCACCGTCGGCGGTCCGAGAATCACCCTTCTCCAATCGGACCTCGTCACTCCGGCGACGAACCTCCGGGTCACCTATGGGCCTCGCCTCCAGGGCGGCGGCATCGTCGGTGACAGCTACTACCTCTACAACCCGGACGCCGCGGCGATCTTCAAGGGCGCTACGCGGTTCAACGGGCCGGTGACGCTCACCACGGGCAACTACGACACCCTCGACTTCATCTACCAGGGGGACGTCACGGGTGCCACGGCGGTTCTCACGGCGGCGCTCACCTCCGGGGCACTTCCCGGCACGACCTACGCGACGGCGGCGGATCTCGCTGCCGAGGTCCAAACGCAGATGAACGCGGTGATTCCCGGCGGACACCTCGGCCTCGCGATCGAGGTCGTGGCGGACGCCGACGGGCGCATGCAGTTCAAGCTCCAACTCCCCGCCAACGACACCGCGGGCTTCCTCACGTTCATCGCCACGGCGGGTGGTGTGGACGACTTCGCGATCCTCGCCGGTATCGAGACGGGCGCGACCGTCGGTGACGGGCAACCGCACCTCCTCCAAGGTCCGATCGCTCGGGCCTCCGAGGACACGGTGGCCGGCTTCAAGCCCTACGACCGCATGGTCCTTCGCAACCGGATCCTTCCGGGACAGCTCGACCAACTCATCTCGATTCGGTCCGTGAGTCCGGACAACGCCCTCGAGCAAATGTCCCTCGAAGTCCAAGCGGGTTCTGGCAACGAGAAGGCCGGTCTCGTCACGGGGGCCATGGCATATGGTGCGGACAAGGCCGTCGTCCACCCCGCGACGCTCGTAGGGCGCGTGGGCTTCGGCGAGGGTACGACCACCAACGGCGAGCCCCAAACGACCTTCTACGACGGCACGGCCGTGGCTCCGGCGAACAACGAGTTCTCCTTCACCGTGGACGGTGTTCCGGTGACGGTGACGTTCACGGCGACCCCCACGGGCACGGCGACTCCGTTGGGTCCGTGTACGGGTGCGAGCAGCGGCTCAATCTGCGACCAGGTCATCGACGCGATCGCGGCCGTGGCGGGGGGTCCGTTCGGAGCGACCCCGGCGGCGGTGTACCAGCTCGGTCTCATTCTCCAGGACGGCGACGGGCTTCGGATCACGTCGCAAGACTCGAGCGTGTCCTCGGCGGTCGTGATCGGAAGCGGCTCGGCGAACGACGCTCTCGGGTTCACGGACGGTGAGGTCGGACAACGGACCTTGGTGAGCGCTTCGGTGCTCGCGTCGGCGCTCATGTCGAATCGGGTGTCGAGCTTCGTGAACTACGTGCTCACCTACCCGAACTACGACACGGGTGCATGGACGCCGGCCGGTGGTGCCACGGCCAACTACTTCGCCGACCTCGCCTACGCCAAGGTGGAAGAGGACGCGACGGGGAACGACTACCTCTACGTCCAGAGCCTCTCGACCGGGACGGGATCCATCATCCTGTTCCGCAACACGAGCGTCGGGCAAGACGCTTTGTTCCCCGGCACCGGGCTCAACATCCCGTCCGGCGACGGTGCGGTGGGAGAGGCGGGGCTCAACGGCTTCTTCGTCCTCTCGTCCGACCCCAACAACGGGTCGGGCTCGGCGAACACGTCGGTCCTCAACCCGGCGGGCACGGGTGCTGGCCAGGACGGCGTGGTGGGTCAGACCTACCGCGACGACGTGACGGGCCTCACGTTCACGATCCTCCCGCGGGACTTCATCCAGAACCCGAACGGGCCGTGGCTCGCGTACCCGACGGGCACCAACGCCACCTTCCGGATCGACGTCTCCAACACGTTCACGACGGACGCCAACCTCCCGCACAACGCCCTTAATGGCGTCGAGCTGATCGTCTCCAACACCTCCGGTGTGACGACGGGAGACACGGCGATCGTCGAGACCTTCGAGCGTGGTGGCCTGGAGCCGGCGATCGGGGACCTCTACTACGTCTCCTACATCTACCGGAAGCAGGACTACACGACGGCCTTCTTCACGCGGCTCGCGAACATCGAGGCGAGCTACGGGCAGACGAGCCCGGACGCCCCGGTGTCCCTCGCGTCCTACCTTGCGATCCTCAACGGGGCCGTCCTCGTCGGGATCAAGCAGGTGCCACGGGCGGAGGGGAGCAACTACGCCTCCCTCGACTCCTACGCGGCGGCCATTCAGGAGCTGGAAGGCCCGCTCCCCGGCAACGCGATCCCGGACGTGATCACCCCGCTTCGGGGGGACTCGCTGGAGCTGTACCAGATCCTCAAGCGGTCCAACTCGATCATGTCGTCGATTCGCTACCGCTCGGAACGGACGTCGATCATCGGCCTCGCGGCCGGGTCGCTTCCGAGGACGGCGACCGATTGGGCGCAGTCGCTCGACGACACCCGCATGCGGATGGTCTACCCGGACATGGTGACGCTCTCGTTGCAGGACGCGCTCGGCAACATCACGGAGTCGTTGATCGACGGTCCCATGATCGCCGCCGGGCTTGTCGGCTCGGTGACGTCGGCCAACGTGGACGTGGCGACGCCGTGGACGAACCGCCGGCTCGTCGGCTACACGTCCTTGGCACGGCCGCTCGACGCAGTGGAGATGAACCAGATCGCCCAGAAGGGCGTGACGGTCATCGACTCGGCTCCGCCCTTCCTCCGGGTCCGGCACGGCCTCACGACCGACGTGGACAACGTGCTCACGAGGACGCCGACGATCATCTTGATCGCGGACGAGGTGCAACGGCAAAGCCGCGTGGCGCTGGAGAGCTTCATCGGGATCAAGTTCCTCCCGGGGATCCTCTCGCAGGTCGAAGGTCGCCTCTCGATGACGCTCAACGCGCTCGTGAAGAAGCAGATCATCGCGGCATACACGGGGCTCCAAGCGAACGTCAACGCGGAAGACCCGACGGTTATGGACGTGGAAGCGTTCTACCAGCCGATTTTCCCATTGTTGTACATCGTGCTCACGTTCCACCTTCGGAGCAGTTTGACGTAACACCCTCTTAGGAAGGGAAAAAGAGGTTGACGAGGACGGTGTAGGTCGGGTCGGGTCGTGATCGACCTCCGTTTCCCGGTGGGCCTTGAGCATGTTCGGCGTCGGGTGCCGCGGGGGTTAGCAAAGCTACTTCCGACCTTGAGGCTCATTCGTTAGCCGTCCTATAGGCCTTCAGGGAGTAGGTACATCTACCCCTCGGGAGGGACGGACATGGACGACAAGACCCTTCGATCGAAGCTCATCCGCCTCGCCTCCGAGAAACCGGAGCTTCGGCCGCAGATCCTTCCGCTGCTGAGGTTGGCGATGGAACACCCCTCGGAGGAAGCACGGAAGCAGTACCTCCAGGAGCACTCCGGCGCCGATCCGAAGAACCACACTGTCTCCAAGGGGAAGGACAAGGGGAAGGACAAGGGGAAGGACAAGGGGAAGGTCTACAGCCCCAAGAATCTCTCGGATGTATTCACCGACGATGAGTTCGAACTCATCGAGGGGGAAATGCCTCTCGGTGAGAAGTGGACAAAGGACGATGTCCTGGAGTCCATTGAAGGCGCTTTCTGGGACGAGGAGGAGAAGGCCGAGAAGCTCAAGAAGAGGTTCTTGAGCCTTGTCAAGCGTACCGAGAAGTCCGCAAGAACGCTTCGGGGCTCCCTCGGGACCGCCAATGCGAAGCAGCTCCGCCTGAAGCTCATCCGCCTCGCCTACGAGAAGCCCGAGTTGCGACCCGAGATCCTTCCCCTCGTCGCCCCCCGGAGGACGGCGAGGGGCCGACGGTCAAGCAGGATCACTCCGAGGGCGGCCCGCTAGTCGTCCTATAGCCTCCCTCTGGGTGATCCCTGGAGGGAGGCGTGGCATTGGACGCCCGACACGGTAGAGAAATGGTGCAACACCCTCGTGGGTGGGCTCAGGGTGTCGGCAAGCTCCAGGGCGGCCTCGACCAGATCCGTGACGGTCTCGATCTCATGCAAGACGGGTGGTACGCCCTCGACCGGTTGAAGATCCCCGGTCCGGCGGGGAAATTGATCCACCGCTACCTTTCCCTCTCCCGCGAACGCCGCTACGACCTCCTGGATTGGGAAAACGACGTCGAGGCTGTCGAGGACCTTCTCCCCCTTTTCAAGCAGGGATCGGAAGAAATGACACAACTAGAGCGCCAGTGGGGTCCGACGATCAAGCGTGCTCGTGGTCGTTGGGACCAGGTGATCAAGCTCGAAAGGGGCGGACACCGGCTCTTCCACAGTCCTACGGACGGACGGTGGGCAATCGCCGACAACTCCGGGCGGACACCGGAAACGACCGACGACGGGATCTTGTGGGTCGTGCTCGGCCAGGACCTCGTGATCGATCAGAAGTCGAAAGGGGTCATGGTCGACGTGTACGCCGAGGATCGGGGCAATCGTTTGATGCGTACGGTCGTCGGGTGGGACGGTGCGATCAAGCTCGCCGAGACACTCCGGAGTATTTCCGTGACCCTCAAAACACGCGAGGGTCGAACCTTCGACATCGTCTAGGGGTTCATCATGATGAACGACCTCCTCAAACTGGCTCACGAAAACCCCTCTCTCCGGGCGAAGCTCGTCCCGATCCTGCGGAAACGTGCGTGGGGTCTCGTCAAGCCGGGGGTGTACGAGGAGAAGTTCCTCACGACCTTCCCGTACTTCCCGATCCTCGACCGGATCGACCGGAAGGTTGACGTGTACGTCAATGGATCGAGCGTTTACGACGTGTCCTACCGGGTGGCGAAGGACATCATTCGCCGAGGGCTCGTCGAGATCGTCGAAGTACCGGCGGGACGATACATCAAGCGGGAGAAGCTCGCGCTCACACGTAAGGGCGAACGTCTACTTGCCGAAGGTCGGAAAGCGCTCAAGGATCGTCAGGCTTCCAAGCAAGCCGACACCTCCCTCACCGGCAAGACCATGGAGAACGATCACCTCCGGTTCCACGTGTACCGGGGGTCGATCCGCGTGTGGGACCTCAAGTACGCCGGAAAGCGGGGGAAGC